TCCCTCCTCCCCTAAGTAGTTTCCCCCATAAAGAAAGCCCCCGTCTTTCGACGAGGGCTTAACTTTTATTTTGCTTCTAGGGTTTAGCTAGTAGCACCTGCCTCACCTAAGAGACCACGCACGATAACGAGACCGTACATATCGGGACGCACCATCTTCTTGGCGTACCGAGTCATCACGCCCTTGCGGGGCACGAAGTCTTCAGGGCCAAAGATAGTTGGTGTAGTCTGCAGCGGCACATAAGGTGCGTACACATATCCACTTTCAAGGAAAGAGGATCCGCGACGTCCAACGAGGATCACGTTTCGCAGGAAGTATGGGTCAACAATGACGTCAAACTTCTTGGAAAGAGATCCAGTCTTGACAGCACCCACGGAACCAGTTTCATCATCTGCCGTAACAGAGGCACGGAAACCAGCCGTGAATTCAAGAATGTTGGCAACTTCAGGTCCGCAGACGATGAAGTTAGCACCACCACGCAATGTCTTGCGATGGATCTGTGCAGAGACATCATTGATAGTTTCAATGAGAGTCTCATACCACTCACTTACCGTACCGGTGAAGTCGGGAGCAGCGGAAGCCGCGCCAACTTCAGTGCCGTTCACCCGGTTCACGAAGAGACCCGGAGCACGAGCCCAGTAGTAAGTCGAGGCAGTTGCACCGTTGACCAGATCCGCGAGAATCTCACGGTCAATCTCAAGAGCAACTTGCTCGGAGAGAATGCTAGTCAACTCGACCTCAGCATCAAGGTTGTGGTATGCGTTAAGATCTTGTCCTAACTCAGGGGTCCACTTAGCCTTCAGCTTCTTGGTCTGCGCGGTGACAGCCACAGAATCGACTTTGATGTCGATTTCGGGAATCTCAGTATTCCCTTCCAGTCCCCAAGTCGCCTGACCGATAACGGAACCAACGGCTCCGCCAGCAGCGATGTCATCGTAGGTGGGTACCTGCGTAACAGCAGCGGCGCCGGCGACGGTAACAGCAGCGGAAGCAGACAGTGCAATAAACACATGACGCACAGCCTTGGCGTTCGCGGTCAGCGCCGAAGCGGTCGTTCCATCAGGGAGGGAAGCTCCCGCATCAACGATAGTCGTACACCGACGAACCTGTTGCCAGCCGGCGACCTGCAGAAGAACTGCAGCAGCCGCACCACTAATCTCGAATGCGCCGAGGTTATTGAAGTCTGCCTGCGCAGTCACATAATCGGAATACGCAAGATCCACAACAATTGCCTTATAACCCACGTCGCTTGAGGCGAGGGAACCTACGTTGCCAGACAAAGCTAAGAGATCGGGATCCCATTGAATAAGCTTCTTCTGATCAGCAGATGCGCTATTAATCGCAAACTGTGATACAACTGCTTGGTTAGCAGCATTTGCAGCATGATTGGCAGAACCAGTCGGTGAGGCATATGCATAACCGCGAGCAGCAACTGTCCGTGGACCCGAGAAGCCATCGCCACTCGAACTCACAAGGTTCAGTCCGCCCGTCAACTCAGCACCAACCCGGTCACCACCGTAGATCGACTTATTGGCAAGGTTGCCAAATCGATCTGCCATGGTACTGGTCGCGCCGATGTTCGGCGAGAACACGAAGTCCAGGAAGAAGATGAGACCCGAGGGGAGACTCATCGGCTGAACACTAACGAGATCGTTAGCAATCAACCCTGCAAAAACACGTCGGACGATGGGGAATGCGACGGCAGCAAAGCCTTCGACATCACCAGCGGCCATGGACGAGTTCTCACGCAGGAGTTCCTTAGCTTGGTTCTCAAGTAACCGAGCCATAGACTCCCTTTTACGCGAATTATCCAGACCCTCTAAGAGTCCGGTTCGTTCCCATTTTTCTAACAATGCATGCCCTTCAGCACGCATATCACGATTGATAACACCTTCGGTCAATCGTTCAATAATACCAGCCATTTTAAAATACCTCCTATAATATATGTATCTGTATTAATCTTACTTAATACCTGCTAGTTTTTTCATCCTCTCCGCAATTGGATCGGATGGTGTGCTTTCCCTACGGGAAGCACGCATAATAGAAGTACTACGATTACGACGACCAATTGCTTCGTTCAGCGATTGTGGTCCACCATTTGGGGTGGACTCCACTGTACTTTCAAGCGTTTGATGGATAGTCTTAGCTTCTACTACTGAACCAGCTTTCGAAATAGCGTCGGCAATTTTGGTCTTCTGCCGCTCATTTAGGGAGGTATTTCTCAAAACACGGTTCGTGTAAAGCAAGCGAGCGTTGGAAAGGTTTACATCATGCATACCCTCCTTAAGCCCATGAAATGCTTGCTTGTATTGTTCAAGTGACTCTTTGAGTTGCTTATTTTCGAAAACCAACTCTTCTTGAGCCTTTCTTAAGGTCTCTAATTCATCTTGCATATCCGTACTACGTCGGTGTGCAAGTGCTCTTTGTAATTCATATTTAACATCTTCGGATGAACGGCCGGCCCAACCCTTTAAGGTAGCGCCCATGTCGACGGTCAGTGTTTCAACGATGTCGTCAATTAATTCATCAGAAACGTCGAGGTCTTCACCCAATCCAGTTTCTTGTCCGGCGAAGGATCCAGGATCTTTCGGCTCTTCTTCATCACCTTCTTCATCTTCCATAGCAGCGCTATCGGCGGACTCTGCCGCTGCAGAACCTGCGAGAGCTTGTCCGCTATCGGTTCCAGCCGCTTCAGCAATAAAAGCAATTAACTCTTCTTCGCTGATGTCTATCTCTGTGGAGCCTTGCATCTCTTCTACTGCTTCTTGTAAGGCGTCTAAGTCGATATCTACTTCGACTTCTTCGCCTGTGTGCGGAAGCCTGTTCAGGTTTTCGCCTTCGTTCTCCGAGAGATTATCAGTAGCAGCAAGAGGAATATCTTGTGCGACTTCTTCGGGTGGCGCGCCGGTGTCGGCAGGGTCGCCGGGTGGCAACGCCATTTCTCCTCCAAGGTCTGCACCCATATCCATTTCACCACCACCGGCCGCAGGATCGGCGGCGAGAGGATCGGCGGCTAGCGGGTCCTCTTCTTGTTCTAAAAGCTGATTGAGGGTATTACGAACTTCCTCTGAATACTTATCGATAACTGTGGTTTCTGCGCTCTTAAGGGCGGCCTCGCGGAGAGCTTTTGCATCTACAATAGCATCTCTTAGTAAATTAGACATTAATATGCTCCTTAAATGACATTAATTCAAAATAAATAGTATCACCAAGCACGAAAATCCCCATTAATGAGTTATTCTACTCACATCGCCTATGGAAGAGGCATTGCGGTTCCAATAATCTGCCAACTATAAATTCCGCCGGAGATTTGTAAAGCTTGAATTCGCACTCCTTCGCCCTCCCCTATGTGGACCGAAGCAGTATATTCAATCAATTCGCTGCCATTGGGATCTATTTCCGTTTGACGATGCTTGCTGATGTTCTTAATATAGTAGACGGTGCCATCTACAGTGGCTGCGGCCGGTAATGATGCCGTCAGATTATTAGCGTTGCCGCTCATATAAATAACATTGTCCGATACGAGTAAAGTGTAATTTGCTGTCTTTACTGCATAAGGTAACTTCACCCCATGAGTGACTACTAAATTGGAACAAGTCAGAGAGGTGCCGGCGGCGCCAGAGGAACCCGTCTTAAAGGAAAAGGCACCATCCGATGCAAAGGCACCGTCATTGCTCCGCATAAATTGGATCTCTCCTTCGCCGCCAGATCCTGTGCTCGCTCCTGCCGAGATGCCAGTTAATTTTGAGCCGTCGCCATAAAAGACCGATGCAGACAAATTTTGACTAGAGCTAAATTGGGTATCTACTACGATGGTATGCGTTTCAGATCCGCCGGCGCCCGTTACAAACAGCCAGCCCCCATCACCCGCCATGAGTCCGTCTGAATAAAAGGCAACTTCACTTGTATTGCCAGGATACGACAATCGTGTGGCATCGCCATAAAAAGCCGATGCCGAAATATTAACAGAAGCCGTCAGTCCTCCCGCTAGAGCGAGAGTGGTCCCGTCAAACGTTAAATTACTGCTCCCTGCAAAGCTAGTTCCCGATTTAGTTTGAACAGTATTGTCGGATCCGCCAGGGGTAGTAAACGTTAACCCATTTTGCATATAGGTTTGAAGGACTGTCAACGTCGAACTCTTTAATACATCGCTCGCATCCGAATCCGAAATCAAAAACTTATCACTATCGGATAAACTAGCTTTAGCTGTGCCATCCGCAGGATCAACCCTTAATTTCTCGGCGGTTATTGCTAAGCCTCCGTTGGTGGCCATATCTATGGCAACCCCTGTCCCATCTACAACAATACCTGCACCACCCGTCACCAGTAATCGATCACTAGAAGATGTTAATCCGTTTCCATAATAAATATTGGAGGCAGAGAGTTCGCCGGCAACATTCGCGCCGCCTATCGGAAGCGCAGTTAATCCTCGGGCTGAACCAGAGAAATAGGAAGCGGTGAGTGATGTGCTGGAGAAGGTTAATGTTGCATCGCATGTAGCGGTCCCATCACCATCTGAAACTATAAGCCGTCCGGAGCTATCGCCAGCAATTGCAGTAAGGGCCGGGGGAACGATATCGCCCGCCTCACTTCGAAATGCACTAGCAGACAGAGTACTTGTAAAAGATTTAGTACCGCCAATAGCCTGCGTGCTGTAATCATCGACCATGCTTTCGATGGCGCCACGGACTGCATTAGAAAAGTTAACAGTTCCCGTCAATGTATTATAAGCCATTTTTTACCTCTTCTCTTATAAATAGATTATTATTTTGTTTTGTCTCTCAAACATTAAAAAAGAGGACACCCCTCCATATAGGAGGCATTCAATATATTAAAGAAAGAATTTCTTTAGAAAAGCAAGCTCTAGATTAGATGATCTTCCACATGAGTCCGGTTACCGCACCACTAACAACCATCAAAGAGATAGAAGCGTTATCGGACATCAGTTCGACATCCACATTGTCAGCCAAATCATCAATTGCATCGACCGCGTTTGGTGAAACAGTTAACGTATTACCACCCAGCGCCGGCGCTTTAATGCGAAGAATATCTCCCTTATTTAGGGTCGAACATGCTGGCAACGTCCACACGCGGTTGGCGTCGAACGATGCCGTTGCCCAGTTCATCCCAGCGAACAGTGTTGCATTTTCATTCCCAATGGGATTGTTAACTGTTTCGGGGGTGCCGGCAGCTTCAAGCTGATTTGAAACCACACTAAGTCCCACACCAGCGATATCAGTCAAGAAGCTACCAACGGAGACAGTTTTCACAAATCCATCTGTGGCATCGGCGAAGTAAAGTCCGTCCGCTGCGACGTCTAGGGCTGTGTCCCCACTGACTCCCAGAGTAATGTTCTGAGCCGGTTTTATGGTAAGTGAACTGTTAAGCGACACCGCGCCATCCACAATCAAAGTGGAAGAACCACTGATGGTGGTAAAAGAACCAGCGGCGGGTGTGGTCCCACCAATAACTGCATCCACCGTACCGGCATTAATGTCAGCCGTGGTTGCTACTAAAGAAGTAATCGTGCCGACACTCGTCAGAGACGAGGCGAGAACACCTGCACCAAGAGTAGTTGCGTTAAGAACGCTGGCGTTGTTGATGAGGTAAGCATCCCCAGTCACGAGGTCGAGACCGTCGCCATCGAAGTGTGCCGTCTTGGCACCAGCAGCAGCCACACAAAGCGCGGAGCCGTCCCAGTAAAGTGCACCATCGCTACCAGCACCACCGGCGCCGAATCCCATAGTACCCGAAGCCTCGGTGGGATTGTTGGCGTCACTGTTGATCGCCATCATTTTGTCAGTTTCAACATTAGAGTAGTTGAAGTCCATACCGCCCGAAAGCTGTACCTCCATACTACCCGATTGAAATAAATAAGCCATTTTTAAAAACCCTCCATATTATAGTTTTTTTTAGGCAACGTGACAAGCTAGACCAAGCACCTCAAACACCACATTTGCATGTGGGCTCACTATTAATTAGTAACAAACACCCAATAAAATCTTAGTAAACGAAGTATTTGTCAGCCCCATTGCAATAAAGGGAGATAGCTGAGTAAGGGGATAGCAAAATTATAGAATTTTGACCGTCGATTGTTTGCGTTCCGCTAGCAGAAATGGTAATATT